TTACTCCGCTTTCCAACATTGTTTTTACAAGAGTGCCCATTGGTGTAGGTAAAATTTTCATCTTTCCATAACCATTAGGCCCGTCCATCCACATTTCAGTAATCATGTGACTTACACGGTCCAGGTTAATTTTTAAATCATCTGGATGATCTACTTCACCTAACACTGAATTGCCTTCGGCAATCTGTTCGTTAAGTGTAGTAACCGCAGTTTCAATTTCGCTAATTGGATATACACGCTCGTTGGCATTTTTTACACCACCTTGGATGCAGATACCTTTCATATAAAGATCTTTGCCACTTTCGCTGCCTTCTACAACAATTCTAGCTGCATCGAAAGTGAGATGTTCTTTAAGATAGAGCGACATAATTTATATCCTTAACTTTCCACTGACTTTTTGTTAACATCACCAGGTTCAGCTGTAACTGGTTTAGGAGCTGCTGTCATGTTAGGCTCTGTAGTAGATCCCATATCAGTGGCAGTTGGAGCTGAACGTCCTTTTTCGTCTGAAGTGCTAGCACTTACAGGCTTGGCGTCCATTCCTTTTGCACCTGAATTTGATGCTACTGGACTTTTTGCATCTGCTCCTTGCTCTGATGTAACAGGCTTTGGTGCAGCAGCAAGGCTAACTGATTCGTCGAGTTCCATGTCAATTTCTTCCTCTTCACCGGGCATTTCCGCCTCAGCTCCGTGGTCGTCCATGTCATGATCTCCGTCATCATCAACGTCAACCGTATCCAGCAATGATTCAAATTCAGCCATGAGCTCGTCTAGCTTTGACTCTACGTCAACTACACGATCTTCTAGATCTTCATCTTCACCACTGTCGTCAATCATTTCAACATCATCATCTTCTGCTTCGTCTTCGAGGCTAAGCCCTTCTTCTTCTGCTTCAATTTCATCGATGAGGCTGTCAGCAGCGTCACCACCAAGTTCTGTTTCGTCGATGCCTTCTTCAACTGTTTCTTCAGACTCGCTGTCTGATTCCATAGTTTCTTCGGCTTCGGCTACTTCTTCCTCAGTGACTTGTTCACTCTCTTCCTCAGCCATGATGTTTTCGTAGATAGAGCGACTTTTTTCTACTACTATGTCATGAAATAGGGAGCGAGCTTTTTCTTGTTCATCGTTGATCACGTATTCAATCAACTGTTCAAAATTGCTCATAGGATTCCTCCGCTTTGTAGCTCAGTAATATTTACGTAACATAAGGTATTAAGGGCGTTTATGCATTCTTTTTGTGCAAAAAACGGCAAAGATAATTATAAATCATCTATGCTAGCAGTTTGTGCCCCATATTGTTTTTGGATTTTGCTTAACTTTTGATTGTATTCGTACTTGCGTAGATCGTTCATACGTCTTAATTTGTTAAGCTGTCTTAGTGTGATTTTGCTTTTACGCAGATCGCCAATTTGAATCTGTGTATTGTCGGCTTCAAGATCTTGATAGGCCGACGGTTGTTTTTCTATAAATTCACGTAATTGCATAACATTATTTATTGTTCTGGCGGAGCTTCTGCTTGATCAACTCCGGTGTCTGCTTCTATATCATCCGTTGCATCGATGTTTGTGTTAATATCACCCAACGTATCAATATCTGTTTGAATATCACCTGCACTAACTCCTACGCTACGCATGTCTTGTCCTTGTGTAGTTTGCAGTTCTGCTTGGTTGTTTTCTTCTGCCCACAATTCTTCGTTTTCTGCTAACTCTTCTTCACTTAAACCAAGATATCTTTTCATCATAAATCTTTTGCTTAGATAAGGCGTGCCTTCTAAATTAGTGAATGCTGCTATTCTAGAAGCGTCTAACTCACCTTGGCGATAGCTGGCAAAGTTTTGTGGTGCATTAAACTTGATATCAAAAATGCTACTGTCAATACTAAACCCTCTCCAAGATAAAAACATCTTGAATTCATCATCTAGCTGTTGTACAATTTGACGTTGGAGCCGTTCGCAGTACTGATTGAATCTGTATTCTTGTATCAAAGCAGTGCCTACTCTGCCATCTTGAACTGTGCGTTCGCTGTCGTCAGGTCCAGTGGGCAAGTAACTGCTGGGTACACGCAGTCCACGCATCATTTTATTGTTAAAATAACGCAAATCATCAATTTCGCCTAGATTTTGTCCCCCTGGTAATGTTTCTACAGTGCTGCCTCTGCCTTCTGCTGTTTGAGGGAAAAAGTAATCTTCGTTTATGCTCAAAGGATTATAGCTGCTGTCCATTATGTTGGCACTGCCGCCAGTTTTACTAGGTATACGTCTTTGATGTATTTCATTTTTGACACGTTCAACAAACTGCATTGCTAGATGACTAGGCATGTTACCAACATCAATTTTAAAAATACGTCTCTCTGGAGCACGTTGTACTCTGTAGATAAGAATAGCATCTTCCAACAGTTCTTTTTGCTTGAATACTTTAAAAATGTTTTCCAGTATGCTTTGTCCAAATGGCCAATAGTGATCCATGCCTTCGCTGAGGCTTAGATGCACAACATGTTGACTTTCTATCACTGTTTCATTTTCAGCATGCGAAAATCTACCCACTCCTCCTTGATTTTGATCAGGCACTGTGTAATTGTAAGGTGCTGTATAACTAGCACTTGGCGGGTTGGTTGCATAATCCGTACTGGTTTTAGCGGCTACTGTGAGATTTTCAAAATTAGGATTAATATCTCTTATCACATATTGCTCAGGACGTTTCCCATCACTTTCGTTGACAATAACCTTGGTTACTTTGGTCATATCTACCCAGTACAATTTAAAGTTTTCTGGATCCCGCACAAAAACTTGATCACCATATTTGATGGTATTTCTAAAAATTTTAAATATGCGTTTGTCTAGTTCATTGAGTTTACACCACTGTTTGAGTTGAGTTTTGAGAATTTCAACTTCATGTTCTGTGGGTGTATCATTGAAAGAAATTTCAAACGGTGTATTGTTTTGTGTATTTTCTTGCGAGCTAAATTCTGCAAGAATGTCTAAACAAGCATTTATTTCACTATCAGCATCCATGTTTTCGTATTGATTGTATCTTTCAATACGATTAGGGTGCCCGGTGTAAACTTCAGGCAACATGCTTTGATAGTTCCTGAAACCAAACTGACCGCCAGCGTCACTGGTGCCATACCCTGTACCATAACTGGGTCCTCGATAGTTATTGCCTGAAATTGGGCTGAGTTCCCCAGAGGCTACTTTAAAATACTTTTTCCACGACATAGAAGTATTTACCGTTAATTACGACTCACTTGTAACAACTTGTTCATGGTTTGATTTTGCTCACGTAACAGTGCAGGTATTTCGCTGGGCAGTTTAGATATTTCTGCAGCAGTTTCTGCTTGTTTGTTACTCATAAGATTCATGATTGCTTTTGTTGTCTGTTCATTGCTTTGTACAAATTGTGCTATAGCTGTTTGTAAAGTATTGTTGTCTGCTTGTGCAAAACCAGGATCATTGGGCAAGCTCATTGGCATTGATCTACCATCGGCAAATTGTGCCACAGTTTGCCTTAGACCTCCAAACATTATATCAGTTACTTTATCAACAGTTCCGTCAAGGTTTTCAATCAAGGTTTGATGCAATGCACCTCGACCGTATTGAGTAACATCTCCTATACCAGGCATAAATGTTTTTTTGATATCGGTTCCAAGTGTTGCACTTAATCTTGATCCTTGACTAATAGCAGACATTTTATTGGTCATATCAGCGTTGGCTATCTGTCCGCCAACGTTGGGAACAAACAGCTCAGGTCCTTGCTCACCTACTAGGTATGGCTTGCCAGAGTTAACAGGACCTCCGCTGGCTCTGGCTTGTGCTGTTGAAATCAAATCAAGTAATTGTTGTTTTTTACGTCCACTGTAATCTGCATTTACCAACTCTCTGGCAGCATCCGGTCCTTGTTCTCTAAAAGTTTTTCCTAATCCCGGAGTTTTGTTTAGTTGCTGTAATGCTTTTGCTGCTGGACTATCATTGTCTGAATCATTTAAAACACCTCTAATTGTTTTGGTTATGTCTTTAAGTGCCTCAGAAAAAGCGTCAACGGCTTTTGTAGCTTCAGGTAAGAAGTCGAATCCTAATTTTTGCAATTCTCTGCTGGCAGTGGCAATATTCTGCTGAGCATCAGTGAATTCTTTTGTAGTTTTATCGGTTGATTTGCTGAGTTCTTCTTGCTGCTTTCTTGCTGCCTCTAACGGAGATATTCCTTGTTCTGCGGCTCTACGTTGAATTTGAGCAAAATCTAAAATCTGTTTGGTTGCGGGACCACCAATAGCATCACCTGCAAATTGTAATATATTGCCGAATTCAGACGCACCTTGAGCACTACGTTCCAGTAAAATACTCAGAGCTTGTTGAGCATCGGCTCCGTTTTCAATTTTTCTAACAACCTCTTCAAGGCCGCCTTGCAACAATATATTTGCCTGGGCCGCTTCTTGTGTCAATGGAATTCCTGTTGCAAATGCTCTAATTGCTTCGGCTGCTGGTCCGCCAACGGATGTAGCAAGTTCATCTAACGCAGCTGCTGCATTAGAATTGCCTTGGGCTCTTAGCACTTCTAACCTAGCACGGAATCTTGTGTCTGCAAGATTTTTTCTTTGTTCGTCTTGTTGTTGTTTTCTGTTGGTGCCGGTTATTCTGCTGAGTAAATCAAGTTCTTTTATATACTCAAATGTAGCATTGGTTACATCTTCAGTGGTTTTAAACTGTCTTCTGCCCAACAAAGTCTGAGTGGCAATTGAGTTTGCACCAAATTCAGCGACTTCATTGAATGTAAAACCAAGACGCAACAGTTCGTTGCCAAAAGGACCTGTGTCTCTAGAGAGGTCTCCTAGTGCTCTGCTGAGCTGTTCTGCTCCACCTGCTGTGGTAGAGCCAAATGCTGATAAACCAACACTGTTATCAGCTACAGCCTGAGTAAAGGCAGGCAAACTGATAGATCCTAATTGGTCAAATTGCCGTCTAACTCCTTCTACACCATCACTGGCAGTGGCACCTACAGTACCTAACTGGTTATAAGCTTTGGCAGTATCATCCAATCTGTCGATGATAAAAGTACTTGCAGATGCTGTGGCTTTTGCAGCTTGATTAAGAGTTTCGCCTATAAAAGGAATAGTGCCGAGCAAACCACCTACTACATCACCTAACGCTGTGATAGTTCCTGTTAATTGTCCAAAACTGTCGTCGTTTTTTGCTAGACTCCCACCTAGACTCTGTAAATTTTTACCCAATGCTATGGTGTTTTGCTTTACATTGTTTTTAAATTTTTCTGTAGCCTTGGTTGCATTTTCTGTTTCTTCGGCGGCATCTTTGCTGGCTTTTTCAAGATCAGTTATGCTAGTGTTAGTACCAGCAATTTTATTACGCATAGCACTGATAGATTTCTGGAGTTCTATACTACTACTGCCAAGAAGTCTTTCCTGCTTGGCTTGTTCTTGCATAGCCGCAAGCAGTTCTTCGTACACTCGCCTTATTTCTTGTTCGTCCATTATTTTCCGCCGTAAATATAACATTATTTACGACAGGTAAAACCCATGAGCAATAACCCTTTAAGTCAGTACTTTAGACGTCCTGCAATACACATTAGACTGCCCAGCAACGGTGTAGGGTATCCTGCAGGCAGCTTAGAGATACCAGAAACTGGAGAATTACCAGTATACTCAATGACAGCAGTGGACGAAATAACTTATCGTACTCCCGATGCGTTGTTCAACGGCAGTGCTGTTACTGATGTAATCTCCAGCTGTATTCCCGGTATTAAAAATCCTTGGGCAATGCCAGTGGCAGATCTAGACACTGTGTTGATTGCAATTCGAATTGCCAGTTATGGAGCAGATATGGAATTTGAAACAGATTGTCCTGGTTGTAACCAAACCAACAATTATAGTTTAGATCTAAGAACTGTGTTGGATCAAATGACCAGCCCAGATTATTCCAAGAAATTTACATTAGGCAATCTAACCATTACATTCCGCAGTCTTAGCTATGCAGATATCAATCGCAACAACATGGCACAATTTGAGCAACAAAAAATGCTCAGTGTGATAGATGACAGTAATTTGCCTGAAGAGGAAAAACTCACTAGATTAAGCGATGCACTGAAATCATTAACATCCAATACCATGGCAACTATAGCACAGAGCATACAAAGTATTCAAACTGAAGAAACCGTGGTAACAGAAACAGCTCATATATTAGAATTTTTACACAACTGTGACAGAAAAACTTATAATAAAATAAATGATCTTTTACTAAGTGTACGCGAAAACAGTCAACTTAAACCATTGACTATTACCTGTGCCGATTGTGACAAACAATATGAGCAACCATTTACCATGGACATGGCAAATTTTTTCGGGGACGCCTCTTAATTCTAGATTCTGACGGCATTGAAAAATTTGTCGACGGCATGGAAAAAGAGGCAAACGGTATAAGAAAAAATGCACTTGAAATGACATGGCACATGCGAGGCGGTCTGACATATGATCAGGCCATGTTACTCAGTGATGCGGAAAGAGAAATCATTAACAAAATTGTTAAGGATCACATGGAAACAACCAAAAAATCAGGATTACCATACTTCTAATGAAACTTGAAACTATTACCAGCGACATAACAGAATGGATCAAAAATGTTGTAGAACTAGATCGACCAGAGCTCAACGGAAGAAGCGTGTGCCCATTTGCCAAACAAAGCAGATTGAATCAAAACATTGATATACGTATTGGAGACGAAATACAAAAAGATCTCAATCATGTCATGGACAAAGGCATGGAAAGCAAAGAAGTAATAATTTTAGTGTATGCTCCTGACCAGTACAGTGCAAGCGAAATTGATCGACAAGTTACTCATGCCAATGAGGAAATCCTTGGGCCACATGATCTTATTGCACTCACTGATCATCCAGATGATGTTGAAGAAATATTGGGTATACACCTAAATCAAGGCAAGTACATATTGATATTTGTGCAACAGCTCAGCAAGCTTAACCAAGCCAGTGCAGTGCTTGCTAAACAAGGTTTTTACAAAGGCTGGAGTCCTGAATACCTCAAAGATCTTTTTAGATTTAGAGAAATTCCCAACAACCTTGACATATGAAATACGCAAGAATTGACCTAGCAAAAACCAACTATAAACCAATGAAAAATTGGGAAGTGTTGCGTTTTCCCGACGCAGATGTACTAGAAAACATATACAACACATATTGTGTATACAAAAAGTTTTCCAGTGTAATGCCTATTTTTCCAGAAGAATACACCGACGAACGCAACGACGTAATAGGATATTATCACAACAATAAACTGGTTGCATTTAGTCTAGTAAGAAAATACAACAAAGAAAATGCCGAAGCAGTACAGTTTGCATGGGATTATGCTAATCCTGAATTAAAATTAGGATACAGCAGTTTAAAAAGCGAGTGTGCTTACTATAAAGCACAAGGGTTCCGTTACTATTACTTAGGCGGAGCAGATGAATACAAACGCCAGTTTGATGGCTTTGAAATACTAGGACCGAGGACATAATGGACGTATATCACGTTTTTGCAGATCACACAGAAGAAACAGACGCACACACTTTTGCAACAAAAATGAGAAAGTTTTTAGATCATATGGTAGACATGGGTAGAATGGAAAGCTATAGACTTACTCGCATGAAGTTGGGATTTCGCAGCATGGATATGCCAGAATTTCATATAGCAATGGATTTCAAAAACATGCAACAACTCGACGATGCTATGACTGCTATCTTACGCAATGAAGAAAACATCGAAGAGGATCATGTTGCATTCAATCAATTGGTTGATGTAGAAACTATTCAACACTTCTTATACAGAGACTTTCCAGACAGTGTTTGAGAACTACTTCGTAGTTCTATTGATTCACTTCGTTCATCAATTTTTACAGCAGGCTCGAAGCAAAGCGAGAGTCTAGTTATCATCTAGATATTTTGGCCATACTTGCCCTGTTACGGGCAAGTAATAGCCTGTCATCATCTGAGTGACTCCAGCCATCATGTATAAAGAGATTGATGTAAACTACACTTTACACTGATGTGCAACGTGCAAAAAATGTAAACTATTGCTTACATCACAGGGGCGGTTGTGCTGTACCCCTTACTCTAGCCTTGACTCACAACGGAACCTGATCTACACCCCTACAAGCAAAGTGTAGTCAAGCACAGGTTGTATCTGTTTCACAGAGCCTGTATCATTTTAGCCTTAAGTTAGCTTTATCCTTCCAAAACGCAATATCCAACGGCATCAGCACTACGCTGGCAGTTTCATTGCGAGTCGAGCTGCCCCGACCAAACAAAATTGGTTATAGCCTATTTGCAGAGAGTTTTGACTGTGTCTGCGTGTTGTTGCCAAAAGTGGTCATATTCAAAAATATGCCATGAGCCTAATTCTTGAGAAGTGTACAATGAGAAATTGTCGGAAGAGAAATTGTGTTTGCTTTCTACAGCAATATATTTGCCTTTGCGAGTGATTTTTATAATAAGAATGTTAAAATCGTTAGGATCTGCTACATCAAGAAGTTGATTTAGCCATTCGTCTAGTTGTCTACAGTATCCGCTCCACAGTTGATGAAACGGAAACTCTTGGTAGCTCTTGCATTCTGCATTAAAAAGAGGAAAACTTTCTCCGGGTACGATATCACCTTTAAAAGCTCTTATCTGCCCTTCGTGAAGCACTTCCTTTCTCTTGCTGTTTAAGCCACCAACATAGGCACCCGAACCGGGTGCCCTGATGAAAGTTTCGCCAAAGACTTCACTGAGATGATTTGCAACATCTCTTTCCCATGACGATCCTTTTGCTTTTTGTGGATTACCCAATTACTTGCTGTCTAACTGGTTGCGACGTTCTTGGATTTCTGCTCTACGGCTTTTTGCAAGCTTGCCGATTTCACCTAGTGCTTTTCTAGCTCTAGTAGCAGCAGCTTTTACATTTTTCTCGTCAAAGCTGGCTGCTTCTTTGAGATAATTTTCGTATTGTTCAACAATTTGTTCATGAATTGTCATATTTTTTCCTTAGTTTAAAATGTCTACATCTGTGTTATATGATGTAAAACCATTCTCTTTAATTACATGTAGGATGTTTTCAACTCGAGCACTTAGTTCGTCTTTGTGACTAACCAGCCAAATGCTCTTGTGTCTTTCTCTACTCATGTGTTTTAGCAACCCAATAGCAGATTCGACACCAGCAGTGTCCATACCTGAATCAACCAGTTCGTCAATGAACAATACGTTGATTCCGTGATATAAACTTTCCCACACGTCTCTAAACGCCCAACTGATACTGAGTATCAGTCGATTGCGTTCTCCTCTTGAAAGATTGTCAAAATCGAGATCTCTTCCAAGTTCTGTGATTTCCACAGATAAGTCATTTTGAAAAACCACACTGTGCGGTAATCCTACTCTGTCTAAATAGTAGGTTAATCTAGCATTCAAATAGCTGAGATTTTGGTCAATAATTTTCTTTCTTATAAAACTGTCTTTGCCTGTGAGCAACTTGTGCAAAAAATCCTGATGCTCTTGGTGTTTATTTAATTGGTTAATAACATCGTAATCTATATCTTTAAGTCCAGTGTTTTCGAAATCTTTAATTTGCTCAGTGTAAGGATCTTCTTCATTTTGTTTTGACTTTAAATTAACACTAAGTGCTTCTAAACTGTTTTTGTGATTTAGTGCATCTTCATATTCAGCGTAATATGTAGCAGGGGCATCGCCGATGGTGCCAATTTCAGACACCACATTGCTGTGTTCGCTGTATTGATCCAAGTTGGTAATTACCTGTTGAGCAGCTTCTTCCATCATGGTTTTTTTGCTGGCTAAAATTTCGTCTTGTTTGCTGTCGTGCAGGTCTTGTCCACAAGCATAACATTTATGATCTTGTATATCTTCAATTTCTTTTTGAAGTTTTTCAATTAATTTTTCTTGTTTCTTATTTTGCTGATCAATACTGGACATCCATTTGTTCGCGTCAGCAATCAGTTTCTTCTTTTCTTTGTAGTCTGCTAGCAGTTTATGTTGCAACAGTTCGTGTTCTATGTCTACATGTGACAGTTCATCTATGGCTAGTTCTAGCTCACTGATATCTTCTTGTTTTTTCT